GTGTCGATTTCCTTAAGAGAGGATCCGTTGAGGATCTTGATGTCGTTGTACGTTTCGGTCGGTGCCGTATCCCCGGAAAGAGCGAAAAACTCAAAAAGAGCCTCGTCCTGCACCGCCGAATTGATCGTTGTCTTTTTTGCTGCACTTACCATAATATTGTCCTCCGTGATTGTAATATGGTGTTGTGGTGTTATCGCCTCACCGTGTTTTTACTCGCTCTCTACAGGGTCATGATAGATATGCTCATGCTTGCCCTCTACGATGTTAAAGTTCGTATCAAGAACCGCTACGTCTGCATTTGCTCCCGCCGTGTTCCACAGGGTTTTGCAAGCGTCATGAAATTTGACAAACGCAAATGCCTTGTCCTCGGTTGTCTGCAATGTTTCAAATGCGTTTTGTGTTGCCTTTTGTACTGAATACTTCATGTTTTCCTCCTTTTAATTAAATCTCGTAGATTATTGAGTATGAAAGAACTTGACCCGATGTCGGGAAAGTTCCGTCAGCAAGGTTGAAATATAGCGCTAGAACTTGTCCGTTAGGGATGGCACACGATGTCAATTTATTATTGTTCTCGATTCTTGCGTTGCCTTGAATTTGTTTACTGCCATATTTTCCCGTAAAGGGTAAGCCTGAAAAATTCGCGTAACTGTGAGATGAATCGGGCGTACCGCTCAATGTTACCTCTCCGTGTAGGAACACTAAATTCCCCACGCGGTTATAGTAGTTATTTTGTGATGTAATACCGCCTGTATATGTTCCACTTGAATAAGTCAACGTGAATGTTCCACTATCTCCCGCGAGTTCTTCACCGACTGTCTTTTTCTCAAAATTCGTTCCCTCTGTCAGCGTTGCCCCCGACAGAATAGCGGTTTTCGCTCTACATAACTCACCGTCAGCGTTGAAGAAATACTGACCCGCGCTGTAAGCCTTGCGAGCTGTTGTTGCGTCAAGGTTTTGATAAGCAACTTGCGAAAAATCGGCTTTTTGACACTTAAGCGTTTCAAGGGTTTGGTTGGATTCAATATCATTTTTAAGTGTTGATTTTGAACCAAATTCGAGCTTAACGGCTGTGATTGTGCATTCCAACGCCACAAATATCATGAAACTCGTGTATGCGGGAACATATGAAAGAGATTGAATACAATCAGTTACACCGCCTGTGTAGAAATTACTATTTACTGACGAATCAAAATTATTAATCGTTCCCGACAGATAATCAAAGGTTGACGAATTGCCTTTTGCATAGTAAATACTGAATGTGAGCGTTTTCCCGTCAAATACGGTCGGGTCTGTCGGTATCTGATATAATCTGATACTACCGCCACTCGGTGTAAAGTGCATACCGTTTGTAGTTTTCGACAATACGCCCGCTCCCGCTCCCGAACCGTGACTCCCTAGCCACATATCAACAGTGGGTTTAGTGTTGTATGAAGATATCGCCCCGCTTGTAAATCCCCTCTGATTAACCGTGAAAAACGGATTCAGTAGTAAGTTATCGTTACTCTGTCCGCTGAAATTGTCGTCGATGTTGCCTTTTAAGACGCGTCCCTGATTCGCTGACAAGGGCTTGTTTGTCGCGGTCGAAACGAGGCTGTCCACGACATCGGTTTCATACAGCGCCGCCGCTGTGGTTCCCGCTACCGTGATGTTTGATGTGCTGGAAACCGACAGATTCGTGTTGAATGCGTAAGTTGAGATGCTTGTCGCGGGTACCGGGGGTCTGATAGTCGCCTCGGGGTTGTCTGTCGTGCAGACCGCTATGAGCGCCGTGTCGTTGCCATCCGTACCGATCACACCGATCGAATAAAGCGGGTGAGCACTTGTAATGCCGCTGTTGTTAAATGAAGCCGCCACCCGGATGGTCGTTGAATCAACAACTGAAGCCGCTGCCGATGCCGTCACGAAGGTACCTCCAAACGTGCCTTCCGTGAGCGTTGCCTCCGAGCCTGTATAATCGGTGTCGGAGAAGCGCATCTCTGAGAAGGTGATCGTGCCCTGAGTCGCTATGACTGAGGCAAGCAGAGCCGCGCCTTCGTTTGTAATGGTCGTGTTATAGCCCATTAATTTACCCTCCTGTATTTATGCGTTAATAATGACTGTCTGTACTGTGACGCCGCCCATATACATCGTGCTGTCGATGTTTGTCACGATATCCTCATGCGCATCAATAGCGATATGAGCCGGAGCGACACTGTTCCAGAGCTCGCAGAAAAGCTCGATGCCCTGCTGGATGAACTGGTGAAGCTCCATTGTGGCCGTGCTTGTTGTTGAGTCGACGGTCAGGGTGTAATTCCCGGCTCCGTACATCTCGTCAAGACGGACCCGAAGGAATCTCTCGGAGAATGGCACCACCATCGACCAGCGATTCAGGACGCGGTTTCTGCGGATCTCAAGCGTGTCACCCGGTGCAGGGTAGATCTTCAGGAGATCCTCATAATAAGCAATCGTTCCCTCATCGCAGGTCTGTATAAACAGATTTGCCATAAGCTGTCCGATGTTCGTGTCCGCATCGTCGAGCGCCTTACCCCAAGCCTTCATGATCTCAGGGTATTCCTTTATTTTTTGAAACCACTCGGGGAGCAGTTTTACAAGGTCGTTTGATATCATGTGATCGTCACCGTCCCTAATGTCGGGATCTCCTGTACCGAGGAGCTCTCCGTGAGTGAAAGGTTTGCAGCGGAACCGTTGATCGTGACGTTCTGGACGCTTACAACGCCTTCAACGCCCGCAATGGCCACGATAACGCTGGAAAGATATATGATGACGCTGTAGCTTACCACATACCCGATAAGTTCCGATCCCCATGACTGTGCAGCCGTGTGAAGGTAATCTGCGATCGCGTCCTCGACCGCCTGTACGTCTGTCGCTCCACCGTGACCAGTGTCCCATGTAATCTCGCAGGCAATGTCTATGGCCTTTGATGTAGCTGTCACAATGTCGACCTCAGCACCGATCGGAGCCATGCCGAATCCCTCTGAAGAAGGAGCGTTCACGGGCGGGCAGATAACCGTCTGCACCGCATCAATAAGTGCCTGCTGGGCGGGTTCAAAGTTATCGTCTACAATCGAGCACCTTACCGTTCCTCCTCCGTTGTATGCCGGATAAACCTGCACCGCACCGACGCCTGAGATTGCAAGGATCGCGTTACGGTAAGCGGATATATTTCCACCGAAGCCTGCAGTCGAGAAGGATTCCTCGTAGCGCAGGCGAAGAGCCGCATCCGTCTCCTCATCAGTACCGACCGTCAGGATTGTTCCGATTGACGCAGATGAGAGTCCGTTGATCGCTGTAATAGGAAGGATGGGTCCTGTGTAGCTGTTTCCAATGATACCTGCTGTCTCGCAGGTGAGCTTGTACTTATAGGTCGGGCTTGACGATATAAGATCCCCACTCACAAATACCACGCTGTCGGATCCGTTTATGGTCTTGAATCTTGACCCGACAGGAATCGCCGTGTCGAAGGTTCCCTCCCTTACTGCGGCCGTTGCGGGCTTACGGATGATTCCACGTGCGCTGGTGATCATATCAAGGTAAGCACCGACTGCTGTGCTCGCATAAGCGTTCTGCTGTACCTGCTCGAGTGAGAGGTACATGCCCTCGAGCCACCATGCACCGGGAGCAACCGCCGTCTGCACCATCGAGCCTTCTCTGGTATCGATGTTAGGATCCACCTGCTGCAGCATCTCCTGCTCGATGTACGCTTTTGTGTACTGAGAAAAATCAATCATATCTGCACTCCTGTGTTCACGGTTCCGTAGACGGTCTGCACGTTGCACGTAACGACTGCCTTGTCACCGCTGAAATCAAATGTGAAATCGTCGACCGAGAGGATCCTGTCATCGACCGACAAAGCTTCTTCTATCCGCGTGGGAAGAGCCGCTCTGATATAATCGGGATCCGCTCCGACCAGATCGTTGAACTCCACACCGTAGTTTGTAGAATAGATCTGGAAGTCAAACCGCTCCGTCTGCAGGATGTTCTGCACGGTCTGACGCATAGCCTCAAGGCCGTCCGCCATGCCTGCGATCTGATCCTCTCCGGCAATAAACGTGTTGGAAGACTGCTCGACGATATCAAGCTCTTCGAGCTCTTCCGTGTCAGGTAATAATGCCATAGTCATGCCCTCGATAATATGATGTATTTCTGCCCTTTAAGGACCCGCAGAAGCACAACCTTGTCACCGACCTGCAGACCTTTGTGGTGAATGGTCGCGGTCTGCGGTGTTCCACCGCTATACTCGATTGTCACTTCCTCGTCCCAAGCCTCCACGGCCTTAGTTAAAACGAACACGTCTTCCGGGAGCTCGGGAAGATCTGCAGTGACTTTTATCTTGAGCGGGCTCGCACTTGTCACGGTACCCGCCTCAAGCTCGGTCAGCTTCTGAGCCTCAAGGTTCGCCTGTATGATCTGCTGTATTGCTCCTACTAAGTCCATGCTCATACCTCGTCTATGTTCTTGACCTCGATATCCATCGTGTGCATGTCGCCCTTAAACTTATGCGTGACCTTTTCCGTGAGAAAATATCGCACAACCGATGTGCTTTCGATGTCGGAGAGCAGGACGGGTACAAACCATCCCGCCCGGATCTTCGTTTCCCCGATGATCTTCGAGAGCTTCAGTGTCTGCCACACCTTGTCGTAATAGCGCAGGTATGTCTCGGAGAGCTGGTCGATCTGAGCCGCATTCATATTCTCATCCACGACCTTGTAGAGCTGCAGGACACCCCACTGCTTTTGGGTCTCGCTGTTCTCACTTACATAAGTGTCGGCACGTCCCGTCTTACTGTTCGGTCGTGCGAGCTTAACGCGGTTGTAGGTGTTGCTGTCTATGCTCCTGCTGTAGCTGTACTCCGACAAGAGCGACTCGTCACCGATCAGCTTGTTCCACTTGAGCTTCTTGCTCTCCACAAGCGTGAGTTTCCCGAAATCATCGTAAAAAATAAAGACCTTGCCCGTTTGGATCGTGGTCTCTTGTAATGCCGCAAATATGATGTCGAGGCAGGAGCTGTTGTCCTTTATTAAGGAAGGAATTTTATATCCCGTGCTCGCGAGATCCCCGACCTTAAGCTGAAAGTCCTTTGCTATTTGCCGGATGATGTCCTCAACGCTCATGGCCGTGAATGCGTAAGATGCTTTCGCTTTCAGGTACCTGAGCTGATCATAACAGGTATATTGTACGCGGTGCTTCTGGTTTCTCTCTGCCTTAAACACGTAACCGGCAAAGAGGTTTTCGCCATCCACCTTGCAGGTTACTTTCGCGCCTTCCCGGATTGCGATACCCTTGTCCTCGACAAGCGAGAAAACCATCTTGCCCGCCGCGTCAAGCCTCTGCGTTGTAACCGTCAGCTCCGTGAGCATCGGTGCGTAGTTTGTTGTATTCCGTTCTGTAACGTTCCCCTGCAGGTCTCTTAAGGTTTCGCTGACTTTTAATGAGATCATGTAAGCATCACCCCTTTACCTGCAGACTGCTTTCTTTTGTCCATCCAAGATAACTCTTATCCCCGATGAGCACGGGGTAAGCCTTCCCGGGAACAATCCTCTTGATGTACGTTGAGGTGTTTCGGGAAGTTCCGTGCGGTTCGGATCCATTGCTGTCGTAGTAGTAAGGACCGTTTGCGGTAACCTTAACACCCACAGCGATGACAGGCTGAGTAATCGGTCTCTCGTCCTGTTCTGTTGCCGCTGCCGCCTTCGCTCCGTCAGACCGGGGATTTAAATAAGGATTGTCCTCGCTCTCCTTGAGCTTCTTGATCTTCTTCGGCTTGTACGACCGCCACTCGAGTAAGTTTATTGTATAAGGGATCTCGTTAGGCCCACCTTTTAATCTGGGGTCAAAACCTTTAACCGTAACTTTAACACACAGACTTATGTCTGGACCTTCTATAGCCAGCTCACAAATACTAACATTTTTCATGGCTTGCCAAATCCAATGCCAATATCTCCGAGGAGTTCTCGACCCTTCCGGCACAAAAGGTGTGTCGGGCTGAGGAAAGAACGACGACCACTTAAACGTCCGCAGGTTCCTGTGTTTAGGTACCTGAATCTGCCCGGAATTAATAATCTGAAACAAATCTGGGTTCATTGACTCACTAATATCAAGCTCCTCGGGGTTTACCGGGATAAGAAAGCGGATCCCGTTGATCGTCAGCCATATCTTCGTATTCGGTTCAAGATACATTTACACCTTCCTCCTTATCCGTGGGATATAGCTGTGTGTTCGCTGATCTGCGTTACAAGCGTCTCGGCCACCGCGTTCGCAATGTCATCGCCTGAAAGATTCTGGCCGTTATTCTCTACGTTAACGCTCACGCTCGGTGCCAAGGTCTCAAGGCTCACGTTCGCAATGTAGCGGTTCTCGGCGATGTCGCGGAAGATCTTAAGATCCTCGTCGGAGAGCTTGACCTCACCTTTGACCTTTACGCCGTTGTCCTTAATTTCCTCGACAGATTCTTCGATTTTGTTTCCGTATCCGTAAGTCTGAGCGTACCAGTCAGAATCCTGCGCTATGTGTTCGCCTCTGACAAGTCTTGTTCCGGGTCCGTAATAAAGCTCGTACCAGTCAGCTTTGTCTTGCCATGCCGCGCGGTTGTCTGCGTAATTTGTGGAAGTATCTCGCGTGTAATATTCCTGATACCAGTTTCCCTTTTCTCTCCATTGCGACTCTTGTGTGGCTATTTGTCTGCGATATTCATCGTAGCTATAACCAACATCTTTAAGCCACCTATTGTTTACGAGATCAAGGCCAAAAGAATTATATAAGAATTTCGACACGCCATCATTACCCCACCTCTCGGCGAAGCTTAATGCCTCCAACTCTTTTGGCATAAGTCCAGTCGTGTAACTGTTTGCGCCTAATCCAAAGGGCATGCCCGTCTCTGTTCGATAAATTGAAGTATCTGCGCCTAATGTGTGCAGGTACTCGAACGACGAAGGCTTATTTTCGTTGTCCATGGACGTAGAAATACCAGCAATTGCCCCGACAGCGATGGAAACAAGTGCAAGTTCTGTATTAACAGAAGCCCATGCTCCCTGCACTGCGGCTGCAATGTCAATATTAAGCACTTTGTATGCTAATAATGCGGTTGTCGCTGCCGCCAAAATAGGCTCTATCTGCTCCCAGTTTTCGTTTATCGTTGCGACACCTTTTGCGATTTCTGTTAAAACGGTGCCTCCGACACGAGATAACTCAAGCAGTCCGTCCGTCGCTCCGTCTATTGCGTCTTGCATATCAGAGCTTTCGAGAGCACGTCCCCACTCGTTGAAAACCTCGCTCATTCCTTCAACAAGTCGGTTCTCTGTTGTGGTCATGATACTATCAAATGTTTTCGGTATTGTCTCAAACTGCTTGTTTATTTGCGTTGTGGCGCCAAGCATAGCCCTTTTAACCGTTTCTGCAGTAATCTGACCATCAGCGGCCATCTCGCGAAGTTTTCCCTTGGGAACGTTCATTGCATCCGCGATGTATTGCATAATGTTCGGAGCGCCCGCCATGACAGCATTAAATTCCTGACCACGGAGCACGCCGCTGCCAAGTGCCTGCGACATCTGCAAAATAACAGATGCTTGCTCTTGAGCTGATGCTCCGGCAATGGTAAACGCTTTATTGAGATTTTCAGCAAACTGTAAAATCTCATCGTTTGACTTAAAAGCATCCCCGGCATTCATACCAAGTCGAGCCACAAGGTTAGCTGTTTCAAGATAGGATCCACGTGAGCGCTGTGCGCTCTCATAGATTTCCTCCTGCAACTGTGCCGTTGTTCTTGTACCGTCGTTGATCATGTTAAGCTTGGCCGTGATCTGTGACATTTCATCCGAAGTCTCGATAAAATTTTCAGCAAGTTTAACTACACCGACAGCACCAGCGATCTTACTTATGGTTCCCATGAGGGATCCTGCAGATATCTCTGACCTTCTTATGCTGTCCGTGAACTTGTTTTCGGCTTCTTCGGCCTTTCGGATCTCGTCTTCTGTTTCAGAAACCGCTTTTGTGATTTTTTCCTGTTCCTCAGCAGCATCACCTGCCGCGTCAGCCATATCCTCAAGTTTCTGACGGGAATCATTAAGGCTTGAAACAAGACCGTCAAGGAAGCCCTCTGAGAACTCATTAAGGGTCTTCTGAAACGTCTCTGCGACGTTGATCGCGGCATTTGCGGCTGCGTCGAAGTTACGGAAGGTCTGCGAAAATGAGTCCGCAAGGACCAGTTCTTCTCTTATCGGTGCGCCCATCTTTCAATCTCCTTCCGTTTACTTCTTTAAATATTCTTTATTGATCTGACTCTGTTTATTGACCAGGGCCAGCATGAGCACTTTTTCCCGGAGCGGAATCTTGACCACTTCGGAAGGAAGGATCCCGTGCTCCGTGAGCATATACCGCGCCAGCTCGCTGTCCAAGGACCCTTCGTCTGCTAGTTTTTTGCTTCTTCCTCGAGCACATCAAGGTTGTCGTTCAGGCCGTTGAGGTCGTTTATAGCCTTGACGAGTCTGTTAT